GAGCTGATACAGATTGCAAATCGCGGGCTACAACACCAGACAGATAATAAGAATTTGTAATTAGCTTTGATGCTGGATATGACATGTGTAGCACTCCTTTGCTGTTATGCGTGGACCGACTAGCCCACGCATACCCTTAACATTTGATTAGAGTGAATAATCAAACGACAACACAGACAGATTTAACGAGTCAGAACCAGAAGAAACTTTGTAGTCAAGCGATGGATTTCCGGATGACAACAAGGTTAACATCTTGAACTGCAAGTCTTGCGAGTGCGTTGTAACAAGACCAGTCATGTCAAATACTGTAGTAGCAGATGAGCCAGTAGGACGGAAACTAGCAGCATCACCAGCAACTGCAGGTGTTAAACCAGCATAGAAGGTTACAACCGTTGAATTTACTGGCGGAACAGCTGCTGAACAGCTAACACCCGTAAATGCAGTAGCAACACCAGCTGCTAACACAGAAATCATCGAATCCCAATGATGTTGACGAACGCCTGCGTTACCAACAGTATAGAACTTTAAGAAGTGTGCAGAACCATCAGTTAATGCCCAACCAATTTGACGGAATACGTTGTATCCAGCTGGCAAAGTAGGTGCAGTTGCTGAAGCAGATAGCAATGTTCCAGTTGGTTTGTAACCAGAAGCATCACCAATAACGTAAACAGCATACCAAGTAGCATTTGCAACAGCTCCAGTATCTAAACCATTAACACCATTGATGGCGCTGTTAACAACTGTGTTAACAGGTGCGCTAGAACCATAACCGCCAAGGTTAAGATCTTCAGCATTAGTGCTGTCGCGGCAAATACCTGGTGCAATAGTTAATGTAGTATTGCTAGTCCAAGACAATTGCAGACCATTTACATATAAAAATGCTGCGTTTTCGAGCTGAGATAAGTTAGTAGTCATATCTAAAATCCTTTTAAATTAAGTTCAATTAGGGGGCTTTTACACCCCCAATCCTTTGTCACTACACAGGCAATGCAATACGCATGCTGTACTCAGGAACTAACACAGAACCGTATGTTAAGTCGTTAATCATACCCATTTGGTTTTGTCCAAATACTGAACCGTATGTCATACGCATCGAAACACCAGTTTCTTCGTCATATTCAGCAGAAGTTGCATATGGGAATTGATCTGGGAGCTTTGGCATTGCTAAGAACAATGAATCGCCACCAATGATTAAACCCGCTCTGTGACTTGGTAAGAACGTAACTTGCATGCCAGCAACAATGTTGTAAGCGATGTTTTGGTTAGCGCCAGCAACTGAAGACAGTGCAGGTGTAATGCTAACCGTAACATGGCCAGAACCGTCAGCAGCTGCATTAGCAATTGCGCGGAATTGAACTGGCTGTGCGGATTGTTGATGACCAATGAATGTTAAGTAACGAAGATTTGGATGACCAGAAACGCCATCTGAGAACTGACCAAGGTCACCACTTAAAATCGCATTAGCATCACTTGCGGAAGCGCCAGAGAATGTGATTTGAGTGATGTTCGCACCAGTTGGATCATTGGTTGATATAACTGTTAATACAGTTGCATTGTTACCAACGTTACCAGCTACTTGGATTGGCAATAAGTTGGATTGTAGATACTCAACTCTTGGTGATCCAAATTCCCCAAGTTCCCATGACATCGCGATTTCATCGTTACGTCTTGGAGCAAATTGGTTTAAACCGCTACCAACGATTGCTGGGATAATAGTGTCAGGAAGGATAACTTTAATGCCTTCTTTAACTGCCCCGAAATTTTTGAAATTTGTAACTGCTTGTTGGAGCTGCTGATAGCTATTAATAGCTGTAGAGCCATTTCCGTAGAATCTGTATGGACCAGACTCAACATGCAAAGCACCTGTTGGGACTGTTTGACCATTAACAACTGTGTTAACTGGAACAGCTGAGATTGCATTTAATGCAATGTTGATTTCAGCGGAGGTTGCTAATTCAGCAACTGCTGATCTACCAAATTCTTTCATGTAGGATTCAGTGTCTTTATCAACGTTGAAAATGCGTTCTTGCGCTGTGAAAGCATAGCTGGTATTAGCTGCTTGATCGCAACTTAGTGTTAACAAACGTTGGTTAGCTGGCTGCCATGAAGCAACTAAGCCATTAACAGTTGTAAAACGTGGTGGTAAATCAAACGTGATGCTTGAGCCAAGATTGGCCGTTACTTGATCAAATTGTTTAAACTTAGTATTAGCAATCGAAATAAATGGTGACATGTTTTGCAACAAGCCAAGTGAAGCTTTTTGATAGGTTTGTACCTGGGTCAAGATATTTGTAGGCGTAGCCATTGTTAAATCTCCAAAAAAATTAATTAGAGATAACGGCTACACTTCAAGTATTAGATATTTACGCTCTCAACCAAGGTTGTTTGCGGTAATCCTTTACCGTTCGTTCACCGTTATCCGTGCCAACGCTTGATGGTTGTATGCGAGATAACGGTTCATTTGCCGATGGTGCTTTAGATGCCTGCTCGTTCGTCTTGATCGAGTCAGATAATCTTTGCATTTCAGAGTGAGCTAAATGCTGTAAACCAGGGTGATCAATCAGCGCCTGAAGCGTGACGATCTTGTGCGGGTTCTTAGCAAGCTCATACATCACATCTGCTGTATTCTCAGCACCATTTGCTAAGCGTACGATGTCAGATAGCTTTGCGAGCTCTAATTTGCCAACAGTCTGAGCGAAGTCAGGGTATTTTTCATGACCAGCCTGCATTTTTCCAACGAATTCATTAGCAACACGCATAGCATCTGCTTCGCGTTGTTGTTGCATATGCGATTGCAAGAGTTCTTGATGTTTATCTTGAACCTTGCGATCTGCTACTTCATTTATCATTTGGGTGATTTGATCAGGGGATAATTGTTGCATGCCGCCCATAGAGGTTGGCTGTGCTGCTTGTTGTGGTTGCATTGCTGGTTGTTGCTGAGCTTGCAATTGTTCCATAGCGTCTCTCATTCCCTTTTCGTAAGCTTTTGCAGATACATCTTTAGTTCTAGCATGTATCAACTTATCAACCATTGACTGCGGTAGCATTTTCTCCGGAGCTTTCGCAACGGGTTCATTGTTTAACGCTGGTTGTTCCTGTAAATCCTGTGCTTCTTGTCCATTTTCGGCTATTTGATCCATAATCAGCCATATTCCCTATCAGACTATTGACCCGTGTCACGGTTTCACCACTTATCGTAGTGTATACGGCTATTTTTACGGCATAGCTGCCTTACTGAGTAATATATACTCTAAAACGTGGTAGCTAACAATACTGATTGTGCTTTTTTATGGCTAACGGCGATGAAATCTAAACCCTGGGTTTAACATAGCGCCTCGATATGTTTGCTTCGAACCTGTATGAGTAATCTCTACATCCGAATAAATCCATGTCGACGTATCGCGTTGATCAAACTTCCATTTAGGCTTAGGCATGCGCCAGCCCTGCACATTCAAATGATTGCGCAAGGCTTTTAACGCACGCTTATACTTTTCAGCTACGTTTTTAGGCTCAATCAATTGCTTACGTATGTAGTCAGCGCATTCTTCCGACACTTTAACGTAAGCATTGACGATGTCTTGATCTATCTTACGCCGCACTAATAACCTCACCTTCAACAGGTTTTGCAACTTCTGGCGATACTGGTTCTGGATCTTTTAAGCTAGATGTAATCGTTGCATTCATCCATACCAATGCATCTTTCAATTTGTAGCTAGTGTAGTTAGCATCCGACGTTTGTTCACATTTGTTTAATATTTCATACAATGAATTAAAATGCGGAATCATTTCGCTAATCAATACACGTTGTGAATCACGAAGTTCAATTATCTCTACCGTCATGCTTATTACTCCTTAAGTGGTGAAGTTTTACTTGCTAACTGTTTATGATCTATATCAACTTTATGATTAAGCTCTCTATGCTCTTTTGCATGCTTGTGAGACATATCGGCTGCACGCATACCGAGATCAGCAGCTGCACGTGCTTTCTCAGCCTGCGCTTTATCTAACATTACAGCGGCTTCTATCTTCACTTGCTCTTCTTTCTGATGCAATTCAAGCAACTTAATCTTGGTATCGATCTCATGCTGCTTAGCATCCTCTTCCATCTTCATTCGTTCGTTCTGCACCTTAAGCATCGCAGGATTATTCTGCTGAGCTTGCTGTGCCATCTGTTGTTGCTGTTGCTGCATTTGTTGCATCTTCTGCATGAACTGTTGAGCCATTTGCTTCAACTGATCTATGCCTCTGATTTCAATGTTATCCAACAACACCTCTAAACCTTCCTGGTTCATAAACTGCGCAAATAAAGGTGAAGCTTGCATCATAGCTATAATTTGCTGTAAAGCACGTGATTTCTGTATCGCAAAGTTAACCCCTGCTTCAACTTTAACCTGAAGTGCATTTTCATCGTAATTAATGTCAATTCCATTGTCTTGATTGATCTTCTGATAGGTCTTTTTACCATCTATACCAACAACAGGAATCGTTCTAGGTGTTTTGTAATACTTAGGAATAAGATCAATCAATATCTGTGCTACTTGATTCCATCCCTGCATGTTACCTACAACATATGGCATTGCAGCGGCGTTAGACTGTGTCGCACCTTCAACAATAGCTATACCTGATAACTGATTATCGTTGATACCTAATGAAGCATCGTATGAACCCAATATCGCCTGTGTCATCTGATCAGATAACGTAAATGTTTGTGCTATTTCAGGTGGCGCTGGGACTCGTGGAACTGGCATTGGTGGTGGCAATGGGACATTAGGGTCATTGTCTTTAAATCCCTTAGATACTAATACTTGCTGAACTTGTGGGTTAGTATATGCGTTCAACCAAGGACCATCAGGCAATGCTTCTTCAGTGATCATAAACTTATGCTGCACTGTGTTCTCAAGTTCATTTGCAAGAGACTGACCAGCAAAGTTCTTCAAACGCTGAATACCCATAGCGTGGTAAACATACGGACGTGTCATTTGCTCAACAGAAGCATTCGTTGAATTACGTAAATAAATAGAATTACCGTCAACAAACACCAATGGTAAATATTTGAAATCTGTTTCAACGTAATCGATCATCTTATTTTCTATGAATCTATAACGACAAATAGTTTCAATGTCTGTCCAACGCGGCTTACCAACGATTCCTGGAGCTTGCTCTATATGACCTTCAGCTTCCCAATCTTCCACGAACTTTTTATAGTCCTTTTCAGTCATTGATTTGCCATTTACTACCTGAACAATCTTTGTGCGTTTCTTCTTGCGCTCGTAGTAATCACAAATCAATAATATGTCTTCACGCTGGTTCGTATAACCCCAGTTGAATCCTTCTAAACTACGCGAGAATTGAATCCCTTTCAGATCCACGCCTGGGTTTTCTTTCTCAAACTCTTCACAAGATTTGGGATACAACTCGAAACAAAATCTACCATCCGACTTTGAAGGATTGCGCGCTAGAGGGTCGAAGCCGCAAAGAATAGGATCAAATACACGCCCAACCTTAATGATTTGATTGTGTGACATTGAATGAGCATATTCTGTCCAAACTTTAAGTACGCTGAAGCCACCTGACAGCGTATCTGTGTAAACATTGTACTCACAACCTTCTTTGTTAGCGTCATTAATGATGTGACGTATATGCGCCTCAACAACATTAATCACCTGTGGATCAACTTCAGCACCATCATCTGCCATCACAGAAATAGAAGGTTCTTGCTTACTGAATTCACCACGTAACCGTGATACAAAGCTTTCCAACACGTTAAATTCTAAGTCTGGAATGCCTCTGGTTTGTAGGATTTCACGATCTGCATTAGTGAGCGATGACTCAAAGACAAACTTACGAAACTTACTGAAACGTTCATAATTAGGTCTGAATGATAGGTATGACTTTTCAACATTATCTTTAATACGACTTAGTTCGTTTTGATACGTCTGAGCGACTGCCATGTCAATATTCCTTTATGTATGTACATTAATAGCTATTCCTTAGCTGCTTTAACTGGGTAATCTTATTAAAATTACCCATTACTATTTGTGCTGCTTTATCGTATTGCGGTTTAACAGCAAGACTGTTGATGATCACACGATCTATTAACGCAAGTTTTATAGCATCAGTGAGTGTGTCACAAATATCATCATGACGGTGCGAATCATTTGCAGAAATCTTACGCATATGCTCCAAGCACATTTGGGTATGCTTGCCATCTTCAGGCAAGGAAATATACCTAGAAGCTACGATAGGTTGTATCTCCAAGAATCGTGTGGTTTTACTTCCAGACGACTTGGTGCGCTCTATTTCAATTAATCTCAGTCCTCTAACTTTTTTTAATACTGATAACAATGTCACCCCAGTTGATTTCTTTTCAATGGCTGCAATCATCGGTTTAACTTTATAACGCATACATCCTGCATAAAAAGCCATGAACTCTGATTCAAGATCTTTAGGTTCAACGCGTATCTCAATGCAGTTAATCCAATGCAAACCATAAGTATCTGTCTCAATGTCGCCATGGAATATTTTGTAGATACCGAAGAATGAAAACACGGTAGCATCGTTATAGCTTTTATCGGTTTCTGCTGTGTCCGCCGTAATAAATGTAGCAAGTATCTCTGGCTCTTGCTCAGGTTCAGTCAAATAAAACCATTCAGGCTTAAATATACCACCGCCAGCAGGTTGAGGATCTTGCTGATATTGAGCTGCATATACGTATGGATTTTCTTCTTTCATCTTAAGCAAAGCTTTAACATCGTGCATTTCAGGATTTAATGCATTCCCAGCTTTATCTAACGCAGGCAATATCAATGTTTCCCAATCACCTGTACTAATTAAATGTGCTGGAAGATCTGCTTCATGTAATCGCTGACCAATAAATATAATAGGCGTATCACGATCGTTTAAACGACTCTGCGCAGTGTTATAAAACCATTCAATCACGCCCTCACGAACCTTATCTGAATTAACTTCATCAGGCTTATGCATATCATCCATCAGGAAGGCGCCTCCGAATCTCATAGCGCCCTTTATTCCGCAACCACGACCTGTAATGGTACCTGCTGCTCCAGCAGCGTACACGGAGCCATTATCGGTTGTTTCAAAATTATCTTTAGCAGCTGAATCTTCTTTGAGATTAACGTCGAATATATCGCGATACTGAGGCATTTGCATAATCTGCCTAATAGTCTGTGTTTGACGCTTAGCAAGGGAGAGTGAATAACTGACGTAAATAAAATTAGAATCAGGGAACTGAGCCATTGCCCATGATACAAAGTGGATTAGCAATTCGGTTTTTGCATGACGAGGCGGGACATTAATGATTAAGCGCTTAGTCTCACCCGTGATTACTTTAACGAGTGCCCGACAAATAGAAATATAATGCGATTCACGTCCAAGAGGTTTGCTAAGTTCAAACTTTCTGCCTGTTCGCAAAAGATAAAATGTGCGCGTAAACTCAAGCAATGAGCTAAGTAACTCATTTCGTAGAGCAATATGTTCCGCTTGCGTTGCGTCAACCACGTAGCATCCTTAGGGTTAATATTCTTTGTATTTAATCCTGGCATCTTTAACTGATTTTATGGACTCGTTAATGTTGAGATTAACCTGCTCTTTAGGTGCGTTATGACCTTGCATGTCGTTAGCAACTTTAATGATCTGAACAAATGGCTGCCAATCTTTATCAGCGTGAGTCTCTGTTAAGGCTTCCTCAACCATTTTTAACTTACGTTCGTAGGTCAATGCGCTAGTCATGTCCATCGCACGCCTACGACGCTCTATTTCAGTTCTAACGTGTGGTAATGCTAATAGCTGACTTGCCATTTGTGTTGGATACTTAGTGTTGTATCCTGCAGCTCTAACAGCATGCGCTGTATCAGGATTAGATATATACGCATTAACAAACTTTTGTTGCTTCGTCGTCAACGTAATATCTTTACGTCTGTTCATATTGTTAAATGGATTTGGTTTGCGAGGTCTTGTCATAGATTGAACCACCGTTTCCAGAAAGCTTCGGATTTTGCTACCGAATTTTGCAAATAACTATGCAATTCTTCTTCCAATCTATCTGCACGTAATTCTAATTCAACTACTCGAGCATGGAGTTCATCTGATGCTTTATCAGCACTGTAAACGCATGAACTCAAATGCTCTTCAACACCTTGTTTAAGACCTTCTTTAGTAGTGATAATCACATCGGTAGGACAACCACAATTTATATATTCACCAGCCATTATTTTTTGCTCCGGGATGTTTTCGCACGCTTTATTGGCGCTGCAGACTTAGCTATTTTAACTTCAAGTACTACAGGAGTTTCAGTTACAGGCAATTCATCGATCCAACCAATCCCGCTACATGGTTTACAATCATGCATCAACATTCCCAATCCAGTTATTTTCTTCTGTCCATTGCAGCTATCGCATTTCTTTAGCATATTGTCCCCGGTTGTTTTTGTGGTTGTTGCGCAGGAGGCAACTTTTCTTTAAGCTTATGCAGTTCGTCAAATGAGATCGGTTTAAACTTACTCTTAGCCATTTGAATTCCTCTTTATACTCCAGTTGCACAAATAGTATTCTAATAACATGGCCACTTATAGTCCATGAAATTATTTAACATCCACATGGAAAAATGATTTTGTTAGGCGTCTGCCATAAGATTTAGGTGGAGTTAATACGACTTTTCGATTTACAGATCGATTGATGTGTTCTTCTTTATGATATTCAAGCCATGAGTTAAGTAGTTTCTTGTGTTGCGCAATTGAGATTTCAGGTAGTAATCCGTAGTATGAATGCATGCATAATAATCCATAATTATAACAGGACAATTATAGCACAGTTGGTTAAAAAAGCAGATATTTATAAATTATATGTCCCAATACAAAACCAATCGTGGAACACGTTAATATAATAAAATATTCATTTAGATCGCTCTATAAATGTAAATTCTATTACTTTGTATGTAGCGCAAATACCTACTGAAACGATGAACATTGTGAAAGCTAGCATCATTAATGATTCGCAAATCTTATCAAACATTAATTCCCCTTTAAGTATTGATTCATCACTTCAATAGCTTCATCAGCTCCATATGTGATTACAGATCTATACCCATTTTTATTTAATTGAAGTATCCAGTCTTGCTGCTCATGGCTGACAACAGACCCTTTCTTACGCTTCATCTCGATAAACAATCCGCCAAATCCTTTACGCATAAGCGGTATAAAATAATCTGGGACGCCCTTTGCTAACCCTATACGTTTAAGCTGCTTCCCCATCGCATATGACCTTCTACCTTCATTAGGTATATGGATCACAGGAATCTTATGTAGCCGTAACCACTCTACAAATACAACGCATTCTTCGTGCTCTGTTGGGATGACATCCATGTCGTTAATACCTTAATCGTTATATAAAAAAGTATATCACTATTTATTTTAAATATATTATAAATAACACTTGTATATACTAACCTATTAGTATATTATGCACTTCATAGACAACAATTAACTAAATAAGAGGAAACGACAATGTACGAAGTAGTAGACAGAAAAACTAACGTAATCATGGGCAAATACAAAACTCGTCAATCAGCAAGAAGAGCAGTAGATAGACTAGATAATGCTTATGGTGGATATAGATATTTTTCGAGATCTATAGAAGAAATCAACTTAACTGAGGAAACGATGCCAAAACAAATAAACAAAAACAATAAACGTATAACGTCTTTTTATACTACTCCAGTTATGGAAGAGCAAATAATAGGTTTATGTGAGAAGTCTGGCGAAAATGTTTCTCGACTTATCGCCAGATTAATCAGTCAGGCTTACACAGAAATGAAATTTTCTAATAAAAATACAGATACTTAATTTCTATATAAAAAACTCCGCCCGCTTTTTGCCCGTTTTAAAGAGGGCGGTTAATAAACACACGTAACACATCCATGCGTAATCATCTCATACCCGAAAAGCATTAGCATGATAATGGTTGTGACGAGCAATACGATCATAAGACCAGCAATTAACAGGTGAATAAAATCCATCATCATTTTGGTAGATCCTTAACAAGATAGCCCTGAAAAACCATGTAAAATCATTTCATAACCTAAGATTGATAAAAATATAATAAACGCTATAGACACCATAAGTAACGATATACCAAGAACTAAGCCAAGAATATTATTCAACATTCCGTTTTCTCCTCATCCATATCAATTAAAACTTGGTTAAAGTAATCTCTTAAAAAGATAATTTTATCTTGCGTCAATTTACCACTAAGAGACTTGATATTGACCTGAGGACTATCAAGCTTCATTGATACTCTCTGCGAAAAAAAATTAAATGGCAGCATATCAATTGTCATAATCCCTGGAATGAAATCTTCACCAATCGTTATACTAATATGCTTCATTCCACAATCTCCCATTTAATACCGTTTAAACGAATTTTAAGGTACCAAGGTTAAACTATATATTTAGATCCTAGTCCTTAACTATCCCCAATAACAAATCTTCACCACGGTCTTCAGATTCGTCTTTTACAATTTGTACCGTTATTGAACAGTTAGAACATATATACCAAGGATCTTCATCGCATATGGTTATAGTTTCAGCATTGCAGCATTTGGTTAGCATTAACTCTTCCTCGACGTACATTGTTTACGGCAACGCATACATACGTTGTGCTTAACGATTCCTACATTGCCCCAGGATTCGCTTAGGACTTCTTCGATTGGTACATTGCAGCAATGCGACATACTGATCTTGCAAGCCTGATCACATAGGTCACAATGCGGTTGATACTCTGAACCATCGTCAAATACATGTCGAACAGTATTAATCGATTTGCTATACACGGGTTTACTACAGCAATCACTTAGCATTAGCTACCCCACGAAATTTTGTTGAAAGTAGTTTTGCCTGTGCTGCAAGGTCAGTGAAGCACGCAAGTGCTTTATCGATATCCTTTGTATCCAGAATCTCTTTCGCATACTCACGTATTGATTCAATTGGTTCTCCCCATGCTTCACCAACTTCTTTGATGAGTTGGGCGAGTGCTTGACGTTTAATCTTCAAGTTTGATGTCATGATTAATCCTTAATTTCGTCAGTAATTTTTGAATATTCCACGTATTGTTTTGGGCGTTGATTTTCTGAATCTAAAAATTGAAAAGTTTCTTTACTGAAATAAAGTCCAATAGATCCTTCATAATCTCCATTACGGTTTTTATCGCATTTCAAAATACTATCAGCCATTTCTAAATATTTTTCTTCATCATTTTTTAAAATAATTCCTTTAGATTTTTTTTCTCTAAACTCTTCTTTTTTTTTGTTTCGAAATACAGAAAAAGAATTATCCGCCATATCTGATATTGCTCCAGACCCTTTAATGTCTATCTTTCCAATTCTTGTTTGCTCATCTGCACCTTTACGAGGATGCGCTATCAAGTGAACGTGAACAGGGTAAGTATTTTTAAATTGAGTTAATTTCTCCATTGCGGATCGTTGAGCTTCAAAATCTTCCTCTTTTACTTTTAATTTTAGAAAAGAATCTACAATAAACATATCCACTTGATATTTTTGATACGCATAAGTAAATCTATCGATCAATGTATCGATCGTAACTTCTCCAAGAAAATTAAATACCCAAATTTTATCTTTCCACCATTTTTGAATGTACAAAGCATATTCTTCAGAAATATCTTCTCTACCTAACCCAGCAGCTTGCATGGTCATTTTTTTTAATAAGAGTGGTGGTCTAAGCTCTAAACTTGCAATAAATACTCGACGACCCTTCGCCATAGCATCTACAGCTAAATGGCCCAATATTTGACTTTTTCCATGCCCATTAATTCCTGTCCATACTGACAACTCAGCAGGTCTAAATATTATTTTACCTTGTGCTTTTTGCCAGGGCGTTTCAATTCCTAGTTTAGCTCCGTTTTTAGGAAACATTTCCGCCATTACTTCATCACTAAATTCATCCCCGCCTTTTAAATCTGGAGGATCCATATCCATTGCATTTGCAAAACATTTCTTAATTTCAAATGCTGGAACTTCTCTGAATAAACATTCATTAGCATCTTTAAATGGCAATTTTACAAGTTTGCAGCGATGAGCACCCAGCCTCTGCACGAGTTGTTCAGCACCTTTTTTACCCGCATCATCATTATCAAAACAAATGTAAATTACATCGTAATAACTCAATCTATCGAAATCATATTCAACCCATTGATGATTCCCTGCTCCAAATGGCACTGACAATGCATTAATCCCATATTGATGTAACGACATGGCGTCAATCTCTCCTTCACAAATCGTAATTTCTTTGCTGTCATGAGGTATAGCATCCCACCCAAATAAACATGGCTCTGTGGCAGTCGTAGCACGCATTTGTTTTTTTGTGTCAACTCTAGGTAGTGACAAATATTTCGCCATAACCAATTCACCATCACGCAAATATGGGAAAACAAGGTCATTGCCTTTAGTAACAATTTTAAATTTCAGAATGACATCAATATCTAACTTTCTAGTTTCGATTAGATAGCGCATACCCAAAGAATCACCATGTAACTTTTTTAGTCCCTCCAGGACAGGTCTTTCAAACACCTTGGATGCAATGCCTTCTCTTGGTTTATCGATACCTAAATACTTAGATGCTTCTTCAGCTGCCTGTTTTAAGCCAATTGAACGTACCGCAGACCAGAGATCCAGTAGGTCCCCTCTATACCCTTCAGACCCACTGGCAAAATCGCACCATAAGCCTGATTTAGGCCCTGACAAATGAACCTTTAAAGATTCACCTGGCTCGCCTCCAATACTGCCTACGTGATATTCATGCCCTTTTTTCTTTCCACCTGGAAGCAAATAGTGCGCAACATTCTCAGGTTGTTGTGCCAGCAATCTACTTATCTCGCTAAAACTAATCATTCAAAGCTCCTTATAAAATAAAATCATCATGTATTGAGTTGGTTTTATTCTTGCTAATGATCTGATCATCAATTTGATCATTCCAGCGCTCGTTATTTAGATATGTAGTTAAATGAGGGGCGAACCCAGTGTTCCAGTTTTTATCGTTAAGCTTGCTTGACCTGATATGCTTCAAAATAAATTCAAATTGATTATCTTCGTAAGCTTTCGCTTTTAAGAAAGCGGCCTTAGCTTTTTTCTTATTTTTCTTAATTGGATACTCCGCCCATACAATGTCAAATCTTTGATCAACCAGATCGTGATCAAATTTCATACTATTTTTGCACTTAATATTTATATCTTTTAAAGATGAAGAAGATGAAGAAGAAGATGAAGAAGAAGGGGGTGGTACGAAGGGTTCTACACTGTTAAACCCATCAAGGGTACCCTTCTTAGGTGCAAATTTTGTTTCTATTTTGTACATTTTAGGTTTATGAGTGTTTGGATGTTCTATGCTCTTATGGCCTCCTAAGGCACGTGCATTGCGGACTTCCTCATCTCTTACCATTCGTTTTGAATAGATGATGCCATCCTCGTTTATATCAAAAACTCCAGCTTCTTTTAGCTCAGAAAGTAACTTAAAACCTTCAGATTTTTTACAAGAAATTAGTAAAAAAAGTTGAGAAATTTCTATTTTTTTTCCATTATTTATTAAAAAACCATACGGATTTGCTTGGTGCATGATGCACATCATTTCAATCCATAACCCCCTTGCAGCAAGAGAACAGGATTGAAGTGCTATATCGGATCTCCAGTCACCTGGATAAAATTGGAACGACGGCCTTTTTGTCATAAACTTCCTTATTATGGATTTTGGGTGTGGATGATGGCTAATAATTCATTGATTAACTCTTCGTATGATTTTTCGGACAGTGGGATTGCGCCATGGTTACATAGCGCTTGTTTGATGTGGTTGTAGACGTCATGCCTATTCATGTGACCTTCCTTGTTATAGTAGTAATTATTCCGTAGTTGTTGCTACCTTTGTTTTAAATACAGGCAAATCTCTTCTTTTACGTATTTTTGCAGAACCTACTTCTCCAGTTCTTAAATAACGTAAATAATGCACAGCGCATAACATATGTTTCTTTACATGTATAATTTTATTACACCCCTCGATGCAGCATTTATTTTTCATAAATTACCTCTTTTGATAATGCATATGATGAATTTATTTGATAACATAGTCAAGCACTTAAACCACTAATAAGGAAAGTTTATGTCCCATGTAAGAAAAGAAAATATATTGATGCTTCATATGAAATCTTTACAAAATGCTTCTGATGTCTTATCTAAAATAGCATATGATCTTTATTTGCAAATATGCGCTGGAGACTTGATTAAATTCTATCGTTTAAACCAAGACTTAAATCAGATTTTACAATGCATACAGCCAACGATTAATAAAATGCAGGATATAGGTCATGAAAACAGGGATCTTGATATAGCTATAGAAAAAATAAAAGAGGAAGCAGCTAATAGAAAAAGCAACGAAAGTAACGCTCCACAAGATCACATCTAACATAAAGAACCACAATTAAGGAAAACAAAGATGATAGGTAGTATCCAAGAGATAGTAGAAGAAAACGGTGAAGGTCACATTCTTGAAAGATTGCAGCTTGCGCTAACTGCAGATTGCGCCACAAGTTTTGCTTTATCTAATTTAACCACGCAAGAAAGTTATCAAACAATATTGTCTGCAGTTCTTACAATGTCCGTAAAGATCAAATCTTGTTACATAAATGCATTCATAGGTGATACGCAAAAATTAGAAAGTGAAGCTAACGATGTAGAAGAGATTTGCAATGATTTTAAAACGATTGTAGAAAACTTAAAAAGTCTTGCTGAGAAAAAGAAAGAAGCTAAAAAGAATGCAGATATTCATTAGCATTATGGCTATAAGTATGTAGTTCCTCGGAGGGGATCGCGTATAGCGTACTTATAGCCACGAATAATTATTGCATGTGTTTGATCTAAATGCTAGATTTGTATTTCATGATTCGGACTTCCTTGTTGAAATTCATGTGGTCTTTTTGCCCCGTTACGATCGGGGCTTTTTTTATTCTAGATACTTACTATAACCCCATAACCTCTTCAACTGTCGTTTTAGCACCTTGCTTACGTACCAACTTAACCAGTTTAAAAGCTAACTTAGCTGATGGTGTGTTCATGTAGGTTTCCCATAGACTTACTAGCGCTTGCGTGCACCCCAAACGTTTAGCAAGTTCCGCCTGTGTTAATCCTAATTGTTTACGAAATTTTAAAACGGTATTTCTAGATCTAAGCATGTGTAACTCCCCTATTATTTGTATTGGTATTCTACAAATATTACCAAATAATATAATATTAATCACGCTAATATTTTTATTAAATAGTACTTGCAATTATAAGCGCGGCTGATATACTGATTCTCGTAACAACGAAAACATAATTACTAACTATCAATGGAGAAGGACTATGTGTAACGATTACATGGATGCAAGAATGGACGCGTCAGATGATTCATTTCTTTGCATAAACCACAGCTTCAACAAAAATCAAATCGTAAGTTCAGCATTAGAAGAAGTCGGCTATAAAACTATGGCTCATGATGCTCGAACACAGCAAAATGACGAAATACTTAATGGCTATATAAAAATAATAGTAAGAAAGGCCATCCAACTTAATAAACCCACCGCTTTAAACTCCCTTTTTTATAACGGACTAATCTAGACTACAAACCAACAAGGAATAGCAAAAATGGACTCAAGCCAAATAATGGAAATCACCAAAGTAATAGTTTGCATACTGTTACTATTCACAACAGTATTCGCTATCGCAGAAAAAAGAATGAATGAGCACTACTATAAATCTATGATTAATGCATTATGGACGGCTGTTAATAAAGCTGGATTGCAAAGTGTTGTTGTAAAGAAGTCAGATATACGTGACCACGTTAAAACATTGCAAGTTGAAATTGGTCGCAGAATTGTAATATTTAGTAATGATTAGGGAATTTTATCTATGTCGAATGATTTAGTAACACAGTACTGTAATGAAGATTTGTTAGAGAAAGTTGTTATTGGTGGTGATTTAAAAGCGCTTAGCTCACAAGAACGTATTTTATATTATAACAAAACATGTGAATCACTTGGATTGAACCCACTAACAAGACCATTCGAGTATTTAAACTTGAATGGCAAGCTAACACTGTACGCACGAAAAGACGCAACGGAACAGTTGCGCAAGCTTCATCATATATCGATTACAGAAGTTACACGTGAAACGTTGGAGGACGGCATATATGCTTGCACAGCATATGCAGAAACTAAAGATGGTCGTAAGGATGTTGCAATAGGCGCTGTAAGCATTGTAGGGCTCAAGGGCGACGCCAAATCTAACGCCCTTATGAAAGCTGAGAGCAAAGCTAAAAGACGCGTCACGCTAAGCCTAGCAGGATTAGGGATGGTGGATGAAACTGAGGTTGAATCTATCCCTAATGCTACTACTGCAATCGTGATAGATGACTATGTCTCACAGGATCTTATTGATCAGCATTTAAAGGCTATTGAAGTATCTACAACATTGGAAGAACTAAAAAAAGCTTTCACAGATGCTCACAAATCTAATTTAAGTAAAGATCATTTGACGTATAATCTCGTCGTCAAAGCAAAGGACAAACGGAAATTAGAACTTGAGGATAAGCAATTGGTTACAGAATGTTAAAGAATAGGAATCCATATTTAGAAAAATACTTAAAATACCTTCACATAAATCTTCATGAAGAGAATGGTGATGAGTTGATAAAAGAAATTGTTGATCTTATAGATGAAGTTTATGATGCAGATGTTACAGAATTACTATTTCATAAGCTCTCAATGAGTAGAATTGATAAATTAAAATCTATTATGAATGACTATTTATGTTTATTCCATAAAGTAGAAGAGCTTCTTGATTTAATACATGAATGGCATTCTAATTGTTTAGTAACTAAAAAGAATGGAGATGTTGAAGAGGTTTTTTGTCACACTCAAGGTGTTAATGAAAAATTTTTAGAACATCGTTTATACCCATTAAGAGAGATCATGCTTGCAGCGATATCAACAGTTACTGCAAAGTCAGAGTCTTATTACAATGACTTATCTTTAGATCTATTTGTTGGAGCACACAATTCAATTGAAGATGAAGACGAAGCAAAATCTTTAATTAAAATACTGAAACAACTTAAAAAGGGAAAGCTAGCATGCGCGGAGTAAACAAAGTTATTTTGATTGGACACGTCGGAAAAGATCCAGAAGCAGCGATGGCTGGAGATACTCCAGTAAGTAAATTTACGCTAGCAACTAATAGCTTTAGCAAAAGCAAAGTAGGTGAGCGCCGTCAAAATACAGAATGGCACCGCATAGTAGCATTTGGAAAGCTTGCAGAAATCTCCAATAGCTATGTAAAAAAGGGCTTAACTGTGTACGTTGAAGGATCACTTAAAACAAGTAAATGGAAAGATAAAGCAGGTGTAGACAGAACAAACGTTGATGTAATCATAAGTACCCTAGAAATACTCGACAAGAAGCAAGCCGATGGACACGCAAGTAACGAAGAGCAAATTACTATAATTGATGATGATATAGGGTTTTAGGTTGTATAAATGGCTAGATGGTTCAAAAATATCCAAATTGATAATCTCCCAGGATATGAACAAGGTTTTTTAGGCGATGAGGTTTTTTGCAAGATTCATCGACATAAAAAATGGTGGAATAAAATAGAACATTCCTGGGTAGTATCAAAAAAAGGGATTAAAGTATTAAAATGCAGATGGTGTATTAAAGTATTAAAAATAAATAAAGAAATAAGAAAAGAAAAACTGAAAAAAGTAAAAAAAGAATTACCTGATTTTTATATATTAAAAATAATAACCCATAGAAGAGAGTTAAAAGTTGAAGATATCCCTAAAGAAATGATTGATACTGTGAGAGATATCGTAAAATTAAAAGAATTTGTAAAAATATTTCCAGAACAATTTGAATGTAAAAAACATAATTTAAAAGGTAGAGAATATTTTAATAAGAGTGGGAATAAAAAATTTAAATGTAAGGAGTGCCAAAAAGAACAACACAAAAAACATTATCACAAAAATAAAGTGCAGATACTTAAATCTCATCAACTATATATGGAAATGAAGAAAAATGCCAAAAATAAAGAATATTGACCAACTTAGATCTAGAGTTTTAGACACATTTGATCTTCTTGCAGAAGGTGAAATAGATGTTTCACATGCCGCTTGCATAGCAAAATTAAGTGAAACTATTATTTCAGGTTTAAAAACTCAAATGGAATATGCGAGATTAACGAATTCTCAACCTCATCTACCTTTTTTAGGTAATTGCACAGTTATTTTAGATAATGAAAATCACAAAAATAAATTACTAAGCAAAATTGATTATATAAAAGAACATAGCTAAACCAGTTTACGGCGACAGGAAATACAACAATGGGGCATTAACGATAGCTGGTCGATAGAAGTATCGAGATATCTATAAATTTAGTGCGCAAACACCCTAAATCGTCGCTGATATTGTTGTGGTCTGAGGGACTACTGTTGCCACCTTGTTATGGAAATCGTGGGTGAGAGGCTGAAACCTTACCTATTTGAAACGCCTGATGTGCTAATAGGAGCAATACATGGGGCGTCGAGAGTTCGAATCTCTCCGATTTCCACCTATTTCAAACAACCAAAATGGAGAAACCATGATAGACATTAACGATTTAACACTTAAGCAGATCAAAGAATTACAAGCTCTAACTGCAAATGTTGATAGTTCTCATAAAAAAGAAGATGGACGATATGTGATAGTCAGAACATATAGCGCCGGTGTGTTTGCTGGAGAATTGATATCAAGAAACGGCAGAGAAGTCGTCATGCATAATGCGAGAAGAATTTGGCAATGGGCGGGCGCTGCAAGCTTATCTCAATTAGCACAGGAAGGAACATCAAAACCTAATGAATGCAAATTTCCATGTGAAGTCGATCGAGTTGAATTGCTAGAAGCAATAGAGATTTTGAATGTAACTGAAGCAGCTAAAAAAAGTATTAAGAACGTCCCAGTATGGAAAGCGTAATGGTAAGTGATGGCTCTGGCTCTGGCTATGGCTCTGGCGATGGCTATGGCTCTGGCTATGGCTCTGGCGATGGTGATGGCGATGGCGTTGGATCTTTATATGGCTACGGCGATGTCTATTGCTATGGCAATGGTGATGACTATTGATCTGTCTATGGCAGTGGGGTCGGGTGGGAGATCATTATGGAAAGCATAATGAAAAGTGATGGCTCTGGATATGGCTCTGACTCTGGGTGTGGCTATTGCTATCCATCAGGGTCTGGATATAGCTATGGCTCTGGTGATGGCTCTGGATCTGGATCTGGCTATGGCTATGGTTATGGTAATGGTTATGGCAATGGTTATGGTGATGGTGATGGTGATGGCAATGCATAAATCATTATGGAAAGCGTAATGGTAAGTGATGGTTCTGATGATGGCTATGGTTATGGATGGGGTAATGGCATTGGATATGGCGATGGATCTGGCTATGGCTGGGGTAATGGCATTGGATATGGCTCTGGCGATGGTGATGGTCTTGGTAGTGACATTGTCTATGGCTTTGGCGATGGTCGTGGAATTGGCTTTGGAGATCTCAATGCCAATGGCATTGGCTCTTCCGATGGCAACGGATAAATCATTATGGAAAGCATAATGGTAAGTGATGGCTATGGCTCTGGGGATGGTTATGTATCTGGATACGGTTACGATGATTGCACTGGTTCAGGATGTGTATATATATCTGAATATGACATTAGCTATGGGTATGACGATGGATCCGGATCTGGATCTGGTTATGATGATGAATCTGGTTGTGGTTGTACATATGGCGATGGATCTGGATATGGATAAATCTTTATGGAAAGCATAATGAAAAGTGATGGCTATGGTTTTTCCAATGGTGATGGCTCTGACTGTGGATCTGGATCTGGTTATGGCAATGGATGGGGCAATGGCAATGGATCTGTTCATGGCTCTGGCTCTGGCTATGGCTCTGGTAATGGTGGATGTTGCACTAGCTCTGGCTATGGGTATAGCTCTATCTCTGACTCTGATTATGGCAATGGACGGGGTAATGGCAATGGATCTGTTCATGGCTCTGGCTCTGGCTATGGCTCTGGTAATGGTGGATGTTGCACTAGCTCTGGCTATGGGTATAGCTCTATCTCTGACTCTGATTATGGCAATGGACGGGGTAATGGCAATGGATAAATCATTATCAACTCACTCGAGATTCTTTGGAAACTTAATAGCGTAATTTGTCAACTTGTAAGGAATAAACATGCTTAGCTTTCACAATGACGATTCTATAAAACAGAAATATTTAGATCGAGTAAGAAAACATCGCGAGCTTGATAATATTATTCAAGGAACTGGCTGGGAAGATGGGAAAGGTTGCGCAGTCGGTTGCACATTAGAAAATTACGATCACTCTAGTTACCCAATTGAACTTGGATTACCTAAATGGATTGCTCATTTAGAAGATAGAATATTTGAAGGATTGCCAGGAGAAGAGGCGATGTTTTGGCCGGAACAATTTCTTTCTGCAATACCAGTTGGTATGGATGTTGAGCCCATCAAGCATCAATTAGCTATACGCAGGATGAATAGATTAATTGATCTACAAACTAGGAATATCAATGACGATAATAGTGGACTATTAAAGCAAGTCATAATTGCTATAAATGCTGTTAAGAAATGCCATGAAACAGAATTATTAAGTAATACATGTTCTATAGATTGGGAGTCTGCTTCTTGGGCTGCTAGGTCTGCTGCTAGTTCTGCTGCTAGGTCTGATTCTTGGGCTGCTTGGTCTGCTGCTAGGTCTGCTGCTAGTTCTGCTGCTTGGTCTGCTGCTAGTTCTGCTTCTTGGGCTGCTGCTAGTTCTGCTTCTTGGGCTGCTAGGTCTGCTGAGTATGCCTATTGGAAACAAGAAGCATCTGATCTATTAGAGCTATTATCACAATTAACGAAGGAATAAACATGAACGTAGGTGAATTACTAGTAGTAACGCTAATAATCGGTGCAAACTTGCTGGTATGGGGACGTGTAGCTAAAAACACGCTGCACTATATGGTTAAATTGGTAAGTATTAAAAAATTTAAGGAAATAATATAAATATGTCTACTCCAAGATTGCTACTACAGTTCCCACCAAAAGTACCTAAATTAGATTTCTCTAAAATAGCTGAGGATAAGCGTCATCCAGATTCACCACATCCTGAAGCACGTAATAAGCCTGTGAAGAAACCTACCAAGGAATTGCCACCGATTGCTGAGTCTAAAAAAGAACATACAAAACCTAAGTTTAAACCATGAATACATTTTTCATGCCTAAAGCGGTAGGTAACTATTATTTAGAAATAGGCGAATTCCATAAAATAAGTTTCGCCATCTATAAGAAACCTAGGTGGATAAATAGATTTTTTATGCGTGCTCTGCTTGGAATTAAATGGATTGATTTGAAATGAGAGAAATAAAATTTAGATCTTGGCCTATGAAGAATTAAGGTATTTATGAAACTTGAAGAAGCATTTAAATTATATTCAGATGAAACTACATTAAGAAGAGCTAGCTTTAAAGATACATTCCCAGAATATGTGGACAAAGAAAAATTACAAGAATATTTAGAATCTGGTGGAGGAGCATATGATATTGGATGGCTTAAAAAACAACATGCACGGGCAGATAAGGAATTAAGAAAATTAGGGTTTATTATTCCTGATTATATGATAGAAGATGCTAACGCTGATGATTGGGAATTAGTAAAAATAAACCCCTAAATATCACTAGAGATATAACCAATAAATAGGATGTTGAATGATAGAAATTAAACTTAAATTAGAAGAAGCATTCGGACAAGAATACAATTTGATAGTTGTTAAAGCTGAACATACTGAAACAAAAAATAGTTGTATTTCGGCCTCATCACATCCGGTAATTAATAAGTTATCCGACGAAGATGCTAAAGATTTATTGAATTGTATGAATGCTCTTATTAATGAAGCAATTTTTGTAGCATTACGTTTAGAACCAGGAATTACGCTAGACATCCCCAGCACTATACCCTATTAGGTTCTCGATATCGTCTAGCACGAGTAGTACTTTGCTATGATCAATTGTGGTCATAAATAACATACCGCCTAGCAGTACTGGATAGAAGAACATTAGTAGATTGAATATATATTTACGTATCTTGCGTTCTTCGAGATCTTTCTCAAGAACGTTGATGCGTGTAACGAGCTTGTTCGATTGCTCTAACATGGTCTCAAGATTATTTTGTAGAGATCTGAGATTATCAGTGACAAGATGCAATGTATATTCAGCTTCATTCACACGATGTTCTAATAACTCTTGAGATTGCATGTTACTTACTCCCTTTGATTGCTTCGATTTCTTTAACGGGTAAAACACCGCCAAGCCAGAACCTACATACCATGAAGAACGCATATGCCAATGCTACACCCAGACCTAATATCATTTCGCGATTATCGCTAGGTATTGGTCTGCAAAGTAGTACACATAATGCTGATATGAATGCAAAGAGTATAAGACTGGAGAGTACATGCGGGAATATGCTTTTTGATGTTTCTTCCATCTTTCGAGCATCTTCAACGTCTTTAACGTCATCATCAGCTTGATGATCTTCATGTGCGTATTGCGCTTCCAGCAACATCGCAGAGATATTTTGCAGATCAACTTGTTTTCTAGCTTGTATCTGCGCAAGTTTAGTAGCGGCATCAGGGTCACTTGCCATCTTAGCAATGAGATCTGAACCGTCAGTATTAGCGCCAAACATAGATGCCACTTCTGAAGCAATTGAAGCCCCTGTAGGCCCTGCTACTGCGAATCCGAGTAGAGGTGCCCCATACTTAATAATCTCTTTACCAATGTCCAGTAATGCGGTCATACGTGCACCCATTCACCCGCATCCAACATAGTAGCATTATCTTTGTACCTGCGTGGTAATTGATTAGCAGCTTTAGAATTTAGTAGCTCTAAAGATGCTTCATGAAACTTTTGCTGCTCAATCAGTGCCAGCATGTTTTTGAATTCCATCAACCCGTTAAATCCTAGGTTAAATGCGATATCTACTAATACTCCCTGTCTAACATCCCCAAGATTATCAAAGTATGGCAATGCAGCTTTTAGCTTAGGTACAAGGTAGTTCAGATCATCTTCAAGCATTTTATCTGCTTCTGTAATGTCGATACCTTTGTCTTGGATATTTCGCCCAATACCAATAGTAATTTTGCCATGCGGTGCTTGAACTGATAAACCTGTGGCGTCGTCATAAGGAAACTGTCTGTAGCCTTCCTGCATCGTGATTAACTTTTTTAATTTTTGCATATCCATTGGTGATCTCCATTAAATCTGGTAAGTCGCGTTAATCGGGTATGTCCATCCTATTGTTCCAGAAGTAAAATTCGCATTCCCATTCCCTGCATAAACACTGATAGCGCCGGTCGTTTGAATATACGCATAACCTATTGTATTGACGCCACCATTAATCACGCAGCATGGTATTAATTGGTTCGTGCTCGGTCTGAATGCGGCGGGAATGCTTCCGGCATATGTTGAAAATATATTTGCTGATCCGGTAAACGTCCCGCTTCCAGGCGCAATTTGCATATGCACTACGTTGTTCAGTCTTCGACAGTTAACATAACAAGAGAATGTGACGCCTGTGATTGGCCCAGTAAATGTAATGTCAGAGTTAACCGAATTAGTGACTTCATCATATATAGTTAATGCGGTTCCATATGTTGCATCGCTTCCGCCAAAACTCAATCCACCCTTGCAAGACATATTACCAGTGGTACCACCGCTATCGAGCGTGTTGTTTTTAGTTACCATCGATCCAGCGGTCAAGCTTCCCTGTTTCAACCAATACTGTCCATTAGCATCGTCATATATTTGTATTCCTACGGACGGATCCCAGCCATAATAAACTTTGCCTGAGCCATTTTGTAGCATATGGCAATAGACAGCAGATGATGCGGGAGAATTAAGAGTTAAAACGTTTTGACTATTGCTCGAATTAAAGGTTACGTTTCCGGCACTGTCATCTAATATATTTCTTGGGCTGCTAGAAGTACCTGTTTTAACTGTTTGGCCAAGCACCAAAGGCTTACCGCTGATACTGTCATTTATGGCGTAAATAAACCCACAATCATTTGTTCCATCATACCCCATAAATAATTCTTTTGTAGATGTCGTTGCATTTGACAGACGAATTGGAAAAGTTCCACCGTCGTTACCGTTAAAAGTAGAGGTCGATGAAATGGTTAAAGTTGAAGAACCAGTGAGATTGCCAGTTATCCCGCCACTCGCTGTGAGCATGCCCGTCACACCTAGCGTCGAAGAGAAACTCGCCGCACCAGTACCGCTGTCGAGTGTATTATGTAAACTATGCAAAGATTGATCTGAAGCGCCGGCCGAACCTTGTTGCAATATAATCTGGCCGCTTCCATTCAGAAGATTTACGCCGGTAGAATTATTCCATCCAAATTCCGCAACTCCCGCACCAGCACAATGTAATTGCATAGCAATGATATTTGATACGTTTGTATTAATGACGAGCGGCGCACTTGGGCCATTAGTGCTATTTATGTATACGTTTCCGTTGCCGTCGTCGAGCACATTACCACTATGGGTTTGTATATGACCAAGAGTTGTGCTCGCTTGATAAAGCCAAGGTGCTGTATTTACCCCATCATAAATTTCTATTCCATTGCTGGGATTCCATCCGTAAGATGCTTTCGATGTGCCGCTCACTTCTAGATCTATAAAAGTACCGTTAGCAGACGTACTATTAAGAATTAAAGCGTTCCCTCCCGCAGCGTTCCCAGCGTTAATGGTTACAGGAGCGGCAAAAGTGGCAGCACCGGTAGTCTGCGCGATTGTTAATGGGGTAATGCTAGAGTAAATATCAGAAAATGTTAGACCACCTGTGGCCGATGAATATACCTGGAAAAAATTAGTTGATGTAAATCCTGTAGCTGTCGACCAGAAATATCCCTGCACCTTATCGGTCACCGTATATCCTGCATTAAAGGAATTTGTTAGGCTTAATGCCGCTAAATTAGTATTACCCGATACTGTTAAACTTGTCAGCGTTCCTAGTGATGTAATATTTGTTTGCGCAGCGGTTAATATCGTACCTGTTAAATTTCCCGTAATATTCGCAGTCACACCACTTGGAAATGATGCGCTCGTACCCGTAAGTGAACCTGTTAACGTGCCGCCGGTTAACAAAAGGTTTTGACTTGCTGCACCAGTTAAGCTGGCAGTAATTGTCCCGGCACTAAAATTACCTGATACATCTCGCTCTACTAATGTGCTTGCTGTATTAGCGCTCGTATATGCAAGGGAGGCTAAATTTCTTGATCCGTCAGTTACTACCGCTTGGTTAGTAGATAGAACACTAGAATTGACAGTTGTGAAGGACGCAGTCGAAGCCGTTATACTGCCACCTAGATGCATATTTCCATTGCCATCGTCAAAAACCTGGTTGCCATTTCTTATCGTATTATTGCCACCCGATATCTGGTATAGCCAAGGCTGCGAATGCACCGAATCATACAGTTGTATGCCCGTTCCAAATATCCACTGTAATCTAGCTTTCTCCACCCCCAGTATTGATAGTGAAAGACCTGTGGTGGTTGCAGAAGCATTGGCGTTATTTAGCAACAATGGAAGTGTAACGTTAGCAGTAGTATTAATAGCTAATGTGTTACTTAAAATAAGATTTTTAAAGGCACGTGTAACGGTAGCCCTATTGCCCTGCAAGTGCTGATTAAATTCACCCGTTAATGACATTAAAAATCTCCTGATGCAACGCAAGTGGCTGCAACAATTTTACTCGTATTGACTGTTGTAGCCGAATTTATTTTTAACACTGCACCACTTGCCAAATACATATAGGGATTACCAAATGCGTCATATGAAAAAGGTATATTGGTGCTTTGCATTACACTTACTGCAGGAGCAGAAGTAGTATTTCCCGCACTTAATGGGACGTTCACAGTGCCGATAACTGAAGTAACACCACCAATAACTATAGATAACGTAATCGCATAAGCAGCAGCGGTATCAGTGTTAGTTAGAATGATGTTTTCTATTTTTGATCCGTTTGTTCCAGCAGTATATAAAGTCACTAATGCCGTGGTATTGGCCGGCAAAATCTGCGCTGTCGGTGTGTTTATGGTTTGTGGATATATGGGAGTTGATGTTACTGTCATTTTTAAAAACCTCCAGCGTAAGTGTGTGCTGCGATATTAGTCGCCGTTGCTATTGATGCTAGTTGTTGTAGCGGAACCGCTTGTAAACTCGAAGTTGCGTTTCCGGGCAATGACACAGGTCCTGAGAAACTTGCAGCGCCACTACCGTTATCGAGTGTATTATGCAAGCTATGCAACGAGTTATCGAAATTATTATAGAGAACGTTATTTCCATTATTTTGTACGAGTAATTGCGCATTCGTGCATCCTGCACCGACACTGACATATGTCGTCGCAACATCGTGACCCACATATATAGAATATCCGTTAGGCGCTCCGATCCTCAGCGAATTGGCTGCATTAGAAACAATATTGTCGAATGTTAAACTTAATCCCGCGCTAGATGTTATATTTCCCGAAAACGATGCGCTTGTAGCTGAAAGAGGGACTGCAAGATATGATCTTGCGCCACTGACACCAAATGCATTTACATAGGTTCCTGTCGAATTATCGAAAAACTGAAATCCGTTCGTCGTATCGTATTTTACAAATCCTGTGCCAACACCGTTCGTAAAATTTAAAGCATTTCCTGCACCATATGGAATTGTAAGAGAGCCATTTGCAGTGATTAACCCAGAAAACGTCGCACTCGTACCCGCTATAGATCCTGTTAACGTACCACCTGTCAGCGATAAATAACCCGATGCAACCGATGTTAATTGTTGTAATGGTACTGCTTGAAGACTTGATGTTGCGTTAGCATTTAATATTAAATTCCCGGTCATGGTTCCACCAGACAAAGATAATTTAGATGCTAGGTCAGTAGTTAAGTTTGTTACTTGCGATTCTGCAATCGTAATGTTCGTTTGGACTGCTGATGGTAAAGTTGAGCTTATCGAAGGAACCCCAGTACCACTCGTAATTAAAACACCATTATTTGCAGTTGCTAATGCTGACATTACGTTTGCAGAAGAAGCGTATAGCAAAGTATTTATAGCGTTTGTTGTGGGATATGTTGTTGTAGACCAAATAGGCGCTGCACTTGCGCCGGACATTAATAATTGATTTGCAGTTGCGGTTGCTGAAAGTATCGCTCCTGCTGAAGCTGTTGAATAAAATATCCCGCCATTACTTGCTGTCAAAGCAGCATTAGTCCCACCTAGATTGAGTGCAACTGGGCTTGTTAATGAAATGGTGTTTCCAGTTCTAGTTAATCCAGTTCCCGCTTGCATCAAGTTAAATGCAGAGAAACTAATAGCATCTGTCCCAATAGTATTTACAGTAGCTGTTTGTAACCAACCTGTTCCGGTATTAAGTGTGCCATTGTCAATAACAAGTAAATTGCCCGGGAATATTTCACTCGTGGTGTTATAGTCAGTCGAACGAGTTAATACCCAATTAGTTGATACGCTACCAACATTAGTTACAGTATAAATACCATTTTGAAAACTACTTGTTTGATCTTTTACTAAAATACGTGAATTAACGGCAGGTGTTAAGCTATCCAAAGTAAATACTGCTTGAGTACCTGCATTTGTTAATGTCGCTCCTACACCGCTCGTACCATTGCTATATGTTACAGTAAGCGTAGTTCCGACCGTTGCAGCATAACAAGCTTGTTTAATATCAAGTCCTGCGGATACTGCCTGAAGCTGCTCATACGTAACCGCCTGCATTGCTGATGTGGCATCCGCGTTTAAAATCAAATTACCAGTCATCGTACCGCCAGCAAGAGGTAGATAATTTGCAAGCTGCGTTGTAGTTGCTAGCGTACCTGTCGTTGGCAGCGTAAGAGTAGTAGGCCCAGTCATTGTAAGCGCAGTCGTATAGGCGCCAATGGTAGATAGGCTTCCAGCTAATGTTAGGGTGTTGGAACCATTGTTAACACCTGTGCCACCCCATGTTGGCTGTATAACCGAACCTTGCCATATTCCCGTGCCAATCGTACCAAGATTCGTTATCGCATCTTGAGCTAATATCGGAATTGTCGTCTGCCAGCTGACCCCACCAATTGCATCACTACATAAGACCTTATAAAAACCTGGTGGCGTTACTTCTTGTATCGTGCCACTAGCGATTGGTGCTCCTGCACCACCAATTAGTAAACCATTAGGGCTGAATGAAGTATTATTTGTGCCGCCATTCGCAATGGGTAGCGTATTAGTAATGTCAGTTGTTAAATCAATTGCCGCTGAAACCAACTGTTTTGTACCATTTGTCTTAACAGGTTTTGATACCGTTAATCCAGTAATTGCAACATTGGTACCAACAATTATTCCGCCAGATGTACTGATATTGCCACTACCATCATCTAGTGTAGTTCCGTTAACTGTATGTAATACGGATGGAAACGACAGCGTAAAGTTTGGCGAAGTTCCAGATACCGTAATTTGATTTGCAGTACCTGTAATGCTCACACTAGTTATTAACGAATTGACTTGCTGCAATGTAACGGCTTGTAACGACAATGTAGCGTTAGCATTAAGGATTAAATTGCCCGTCATTGCTCCACCAGCAAGGGGCAAATAATTAGCAAGTTGCGTTGTGGTTGCTAGAGTTCCAGATACAGGAAAAGTGACAGTTGTTGAACCGGTTAAAGTGGCTGCAAATGGATAGGCTCCTGTAAACGTCACAGGGCCACCAATAGTCACAGTGCTTGATATCAAATTTGCAACCCCAGTCCCACCAAGCGTGGCAGGAATAGGATATGGCAAATTTAAACTATTATGAATAACCATTATAGCAATCTAATAACTGATACTGATGAGACATTAGGTGCTCCGCTCGTCGCAGGAAAAGCTAACATATATGTATTTGCTGGCGTGCTGCTATATACTCGCAGCGTTACAACATCATTCACAGCACACTGGATTAATGCCATAACTGAAACAGTAACCGTTTGGAATGTTGTAGGAAGATTGATAGGCATTGTTGGACCTGTAAGTGTCCCATTTAGCGCGAATCTGAAATAGCAGTATCCTCCACCAGATAATTGAGCATATACCGGTATCATTGCATTAAACCAATACCATCCTGCATTGCCACATTTCATACCGAGATTGTCGCCGTTAAGACTCCATCTATTTCCAGTTGTACTATTTAATAACGTATCTAAAAGCACTCCTGTTGGCGTAGATGTTGCTACTGCTTGACCCGATGTTCCAATAAACATTGCATTGTCCACAAATGCCGCAGCTGCAGATTGTGGAATTGCTATAAGCCCACTTGTTTGAGTAGAGTCATAAGATAAAATATATCCATCCGCACCAGCTGGGAATCTAACGCTACTTGCTCCATTCGATGTTAATAGATCACCTTTCGATGTGAGCGGTGAAATATTGTTAAATGCTGTCGTTGCACTAGCTACATCACTTAAATTACTCGCCTTTAACATGTAATTATTAAAGTCCAGTGTGTAGAAGCTTCCTGAATTGGTTTTATAGTTAAACAATAAATCATTCCCTGAAATATATGGGTTGATTTCATTGTTAGCTAAATTCCCAGTCGTGATAGCGCTAGTACCGCTTAATATCGTGGAGCCTGTTGCAAAATGGTATGTCGCTTTAGGCGATGCAACGTTTGCAGCAATGCCACTAGATGCTGTGATAGAGAATACGTTTCCAGACAATGTGAGAGCGCTAGAGCCGGTTAATGCGCCGCTTGCACCTGCAACCACAACCTGTCCAGAAGTAAGCGTAGTAACGTTGAAATTAGCAAATTGACCTGTTCCAGCACCTCTTAGACCACCTACACCAGTAATGTTTTGACTAGAATCAATTGCAATTCCTGAGTTAGCTATAAGACCTGCAGTAGTCGCATATAGCATTTGACCCGATGTTAATGCGCTACTCGTTACTGTCGTGAATAGAGCAATCGTCGGGTTATTAGCGCCTATCTTGCCATCAAGATTGCCAACCGTTAGATTAGCAACTCCAGTAACATTGGCAGATCCATCAACTGCAATACCGCTATCACCAACCTGTGTGCTGCTAGACCAGATAGCCAAATGACCAGAAGTTGCAGCGCTTTTAACTACAATGGCATTGTTACTAATAATCTGACCAATTGTAGATTTTGCTTCTATAAATGAATTCGTTGAATCGCCTATATATACAATATCTGCACCGACTGGCGTAGTTTTTGGTGAAAACTGATTTAAATATTGGTTAGCCATTGTTAAATCCTTTTAACTATGTAGATCCTGATTTAATAACACTCGTTCCATCTTGTTTGATCACAAATGTACCATCTTGTTTAATGACAAAATATGACACGGGTGGTGGTGAGTTACTTTTAATCTCGTAAGATTTAACAAAAGGACTAAATTTTACAGGACAAAATTTTGGGCCATTCCCATTAATTAATGGCATAGAACACTACTCCAACCCCAACGGATGTATCTGGAGTAATCATGTTGATAGTTGATCCCCCAGTTACAACTCTTGGAGGCGGGTTTAACTCTGAATTTGTAGCTGCAACTGATGCGCCAGGGATTATAGCGGTTTGTCCATTATAGGCTACCCATACGCGATAACCTGGATCAGTTGTTATGATTACCAACCAATTAGTGATCCCAGTTGCCATAGGAACAGTAACGCTTTGTTGCCCACCACCACTGGTTAATGTAGTTCCATACTTAATATCAGATGGCACTAAACCAAATGTGTTATTCCCTCTTACGTCTGAAGCCATTGATAGCATTGTTGTCATATACCCTCCTTGGTATAAATATGTATTAGTACTTAATTGCCCATATTACGCTCATATTAACAGATCGTGTTTCAGACCCACCAGTTTGATTAGTTATGTAATTAATATCTACTTCTGGCGGTATACCTGCTCGTCCTGCAGAACCTTGCCCTGCTGCGGTTCCAGCAACAATTGACCCTGTATGGTAATGTGATGACAGCTGATCTAGCTCAAAACTACCTGCATTCCCACCCGTGAGCGTATTAATCAATGAGAAACGTTTATAGAAATCAATATCCCATTCACCAGTTGGATCAGCGCCACGTAATGTTAACCCTGCTAAGTTTGGTACAGCAAAATAGAATGCATTGATTGCAGCTTGCGTAACACTAGCTACTTGCGCAGCTGTTGCCGTGCTCGCGATGCTAATTGGTATTAAAACAGAATTTGATACGGTTGGGGCCGTCCCTACTCCATCAATAATATACCAAGGAACATACAAGGTAGCATTTGCAGTAAATTGCCAATAAGCACCCGCTGTAAATGTACTTGCAGCACCACAGGTAACTGTATAAAGCTGCAAACCAGATAATGCATTGGCTATTACTGTCGCCACATCATAATTTGACATAGCTGCATCAAGTACGACGGGAATTGCAGTGCCAATACCAGATGGTTGAGTTTCATTGGTTATCTTAAACCACATATAATGACCAGCATTTGCCCCGGTGTAAAACTGTATGTAATACCCAGCCCCCCCAGGATTTGCTATTGCGCTAGCTGCAGGAACTACAATATTAAATGCATGGTAAGTTCCAGTTGCATTTCGATATTCAGTAACGCTGTTACCGGCAAACGGGCCAGTACCACCACCAGCAGTCACCCCTTGGGTAGCTAAAGCAGTTTCCATTGCAGTTACGTAGTTAGTTCCACCAGTGTAAGCAACTACACCATTTCCACCTGTAGAGCCTGCAATAATTTGGGTAAAGGTGAAATGCGTAGAAACATCAACAGGGATCGCCGGTGTGCCTAGCATATTTGTTGTTAACGTAAATTTCTGTGGTGCACCTGCTTCAATATACGCTGTAACGAAGTTAGCACCTGTTCCGAATTGAGGTGTATTCAATGCCCCGCCTGCGAGATAAACAGACTGTAAACGTGAATAGGGAATACCTAGTGGCGAATATCCAGATGCCGGATATGATTGGCCATTGGCTAACATTAAATTGCTATTGGTTGAAAGATTGCCACTGAAACTACTTAAGTTTGGCATGGCCACAACTTGACCAACTTCGCTATGATCTGCTACTAATCCAGATTGCGTGAACTTCAATGGTAAATATAGGTCACTTCCGTCACTTTTTGGTGTTGCAGATACCAATGAATTGACCAACATATGAGCATTTGTTGTTGCTGGGAATTGATTAGCGTAAGTAAACGAAACATCCCCGTCAGTTAAGATAAAGTTATCTAATGTCACATTTTGTATGATATTAGAAAATGTCAGCATCAAACCAACATAATCATCATCATTAGGACCGATCGTCAGCCCAACGTTACTATCAAATGTAAACGCTTGAGAAAATGCTTGCGCAGTTGGTGTTATAGCAAATGTTCCTTTAGCTATGGGAATAGGTATCTGTGATGTTCCACTGCCAAAATAACGATATGTTGAAAATGTGACAGTGACGTTACTTTGTGCTTGCCCAACAAATCCGAAAGTATAGGTATTTCCATACGAGAATTTATTAACATCTGGGAACTGGACCATCAAGCTAGGATTATCACCACCACCTACACTAGATCGGACAAACTGAAGGTTATATCTTGGATTTTGTGTAGGTAATCCTGGGCTTGCAATTGGAGCATTGTTTCGTTGGAAAGTAACTGTATCAACAGAAGTAAACCCAGCAGCTTTAACAAATGTCCAGCCTCCTGGTGCTAACTGCGTTACAGCTTGTGTAATCTGTCCAGCAACTGTTGGAGGAGATGCTAAAGGATTAGCGGCAATGCTGTTATGCGTTAAAAACTGACCGTTAGGAATATAGTTATTGAAATTCGCTGCTATTGTTGATCCACTTGCAGAAGCATTTGGCCATGCAGATCTTGAGAACTGCGTTACACCTGTTGCGCTTGTAACTACGATGTAGTAGTTATCAATAGTACCAAGTGTGTTAGTAGGGGTGCCGTCATATGGGAAATAATAAGGAATAATATCGTTTCCATTCGTATCTGAGAACGTACCATTCGCTGTCAAAACACATGGATTAGGTAATGCAGTATATGTGTAGTTCGGGGGATTACCCGTAAGTGTATAAATATACTTAGGTGTGCCACGTGAACTATCCGAATAGGTATAAACAAGACCACCACTTAATGGCAAACCTGTATCTTTATCGATAAAGTAAGTTTCTAAACTTGGTGCAAGTATCGGTGTAACAGTTGCCATATTAAGTCCTTTTATAAATCGCAATTACTCTTTAACTGCGTTATTCAATCCTATTCCTAAATTTCTAGCTAAAATGTCAGCTAAAGTTAATGTTTTACCCGGCACACCTTGTAATTTACCAAGATTTGAAATCTCATTTACCCAGTTTCGACTACGTGTCAAATCAATGGCTGCTTTATCGTATTTAGCACCTTGTAAAGAATGTAAGAAATCTAGAGCCGAATCTTTTGTGTTACGTGCCTTAGGCATGTTGTTTTGCATTAACTTATACGAACTACGGCTAGAGTTTTCATTAATCAAATAAGGAAATACTTGTTTCATATCACGAAGTTGATCTTGCGCCTTAGGAGCATTAGACAATGCTTTCACAAGGTCATTAAATTTATCATCATTATTTAAAAACTTTCTTGCGAACTCTGTCCCGCGCCCTGAAGTCATATTCAGTTTCTTTTCCATCTGACTACGAATTATAGATTTCTGCGCTTCTGCACGAGCATCTTTATAAGTTGGATTACTAGAATCTAAAACATTTTCAAATTCTTTACGTGTCCCAGTAATTATTCTTGCTTTGTCATTGTTGCCGGCGCGTTTTGCTACACCTTCCATATCATTTAGAGCACGCTTAACCTGGTCTAAATATTGATAGTTGTTTTCTGGAACACCTAGAAGTTTCTTACGGTAAGCAACATCGTTTTGAACATTTTCAAATGCTTGATTAATCAATTCATCATCTTTAAATTTACCCAATACTTCAGGTTTCACATTCCATTTGTATGCGGTGCTATATAGATTTCTAATACTTTGAGCAGATTCTGGAGATTTATCATAAATAGTATCAAGTAATTTGCTGATAGCATTTTTCTCTTCACCTGATCGCTTCTGATCGAATTGAAATAGCTTTTCGGAACCTTCAGCAGTTTTACCAAGCTTTCCTGACACAGCACCTAAATATGCATTAGGATCTGCTTCTTCTGGTTTAATAGTTAAATTTAATCTTTCTGCTGCTTGAGCTCTTGGCAGGGCTTCTTCAGGATTAATCTTTGAAATAATATTTTTTAACACTAGATCTTTAGCATTCCCACCACGCAAAGCAAGAGCAGCTGCCAAAGCTGCACCCCCAACATCAGCAACACTGCTATGATGCCCAAACCCTAGTCCAGCAGCAGCTGTCGCACCGCCTCCTAATAGAGCAGCACTTGCTAATCTTACCAGTGGATTACCATGACCCAATAACGATGCTAAAGGATTAATGATGGCTGTTGCGCCCGCTCCTACTGCAGCACCTTCACCAAATTGCTCACCCATATCTTGCCCTGGTTTAGTATTAAGGGCATTCATGCCACCACTAATAGCTCCATTTTGCAGCATGGATCCTAACAAATCTGTTGCGTATTTCTTAACGCCGCTAATACCTGGAATTCGATTAGACAGCCTTCCAACAGGAATTAAATTTGAAACCAACATTTGCGCTTCTTGATTAGCATACTTCCCTTCAGGCATTTGCGCAGCGTGTGGTGAATTAAGTAAAGGTGCAAACATACTTTGATTAGGTGATTGCCTAAATGCCCCTAAATTTTGATCCTGTTTTCTTTGAGAAATATGCGCATCAATTTCAGCTAATTTTTGTCTTTTAGCAATCTCAGCATCAATAGCGTCTAATTGAGGATTGCGTGAACTTATCATTAAGCACCTCCCGCAAGTCGTTTACGCTCTTCCATTAATTCTGATAATGACATATTAGAATAGTCAGGAGTACTGTCAGCTTTCTTATCAGAGTAATCAACTGGTTCACGCTTTCCTTCACGTACATCATTAATTTTTTGAGGTGTTAAAAATGACTGCCAAGTGCTTAAGTTCTTAGTTAACGGAGTTTTTGTTTTGTAATCAAAAATAGGTCTATCATTATCATAACGAGTCCATAATGTTTGAGCTTCTTGCGCATTTAAACCAAGTTTGCGTGCTGTATTAAGAAACTCTGGTCGTTCTTGTAATCTATCCGCCATCATATTCGTAAACTTTGACATTGTTTTAACTGAATCTGGTGTCATTTCTCTATTTAATTTCAAAGATTTGAATAATTCAAAATCAGTATTAGTAATATGTCCTTGCTGAGCCATTCTTGCATAAGTAGCAAGCATTTTAGACGAAGCAGCTTCTGCATCTTTGGCAGCGCCCGTCACAGCTGGACCTTTCCCAGCAACCGGACCTCTTTCTAAAGTATTTAACCGTGAATATGCATCATTAAACTTTTCAACGTCACGCTTCATATCAACAGCTTGATCAGCAGCCTCACTGGCGCTAGTTTGAACAGTGTTGTAACTATGAACTCCAGTTTTAGCCTCTTCTACCATTTGATGCTCAAGACTCTTCATTTGCATTTGTTGCAATGGTCCATAAGGACTACCACTAAGAGCCCAATTAGATAATGCAGAACCTTGGAAAGCTTTAGGTGCATTTATAGGTGTTGGTGGCAGACCATTTGCTCCCATCGATTGCTGTAATGCGTTGGCTAATGGATCTTGATTCATTGATCCACCATTCATTGGAATGTTAGGCAACCCGTTTATTTGCTGATTCCCTTGTTGATCACCTTGGGGTTGACCAACGCCAATTTGCTTCAATAATTCAGGGTCGATCGCACCATTTTGAGCATACTGCAATTCACTTAATCTGTGTAAAATTGGATCAGTAAATGTTGAAGCTTTTGCTTCTTGAATTTTATACGGTAAAGTTTTTCGTAAGAAATCAGCCTGGGTTCTAGTTAATTCCCCAGATGCTTGCATTTGTCCAATTCTAGCTTCTGCTTCTCTGCCATAATATCTAGATTGCTGATTAATCAATCCTGTCTCAGCATTCATATGCGGTGCTATAGCTTGTTTATTAGCAAGTTCCGCCTGTGTCATCTGCGGAGCATATTGCGCCTGTGGAGCAAGAATATCGTTGTTATATTTCAGCTTCTGTAACTGCTGTGCCAACATATCAGGCTGATATTTATTAACGTTACGTTGATTTTGGTTTTGCAACAAACCACTATAAATACTGTTCGCAGACTGCATGCCAGCCAATAAAGGATTAGCCTGCTCAAAGCTTAAAATAGGAAATTGCTGAACTGGTATTGCCATATAAAATCCCTTTACATGTTAACTATCACATTTACATCATGTTCATGCCCATTCCAGCTATCGAACCAAACATGCCACCAATCATTTGATTGCGATTAGCTTGACCTGCGTATTTCAGGTTGCCTTGATTCATCAATGACGCCGCTAGATTATCTGCATACCCAGTAGATGCGTTATAGCCCATTTGGTTTAGACCAGACATGCCATTTAAACCCTGCATGTAACTACTCATACCGTGATTCATATAGTTGTAATAATCTTGGTTAGCAAGACCATTAGCCACCGTAGCAGCTTGTTGTTGATGTTGAGGAGAACCCAACATTCCACCAGCAGCAGCGGCATTGTTAGCGCCAGCCATACCTTGATCAAATTGGAACTGATAACCAGGTGATTTCTGGTAGTTACCACCTATTTTGCTCATCAATGACGTAGGGTCATTCAGAAGGTTGCTGTATTGGTTTTGCAAGGTGGGCAATGCTGATCTACCGGCATTGATATACGGGTCGTAGTAAGGCTTCATTGCGCCTGGAATCTGATCGTAATAACCCATTGCTTTATCAGCGGGATTTTTCATCCCCATAGCATTCATTAACCAACTTGGACCAAAAATATCTTCTAATTCCATATCCAAACACTCCATGTTTGATTCGTATTAATATATCACAACTAGATCGTAAAATGATCTAAATCACAGCCAAATTACCTACTGCGGATAGCACAGTAAGTGACGTATTATCTGGATTAACTACCATCCTAATACAGTCTCCCACATTCGTTGATGCGATTGATCCTGAAGCACCTACAGTTGTTGTGATATTCCCAAAAACAATCGATTGACCAGCATTTTGTGCGACAATCCAACCGCCAGCACCATATGCTTCAATTTCAAATTCATCTCCCGCGTGTAGGAAAGTAGGTAATGACAGTGTCACCAGTGCTGAATTATCAACTTGATAACCAGTATTAGGTAGCATAGTGACTGATGTAGTTGTTTGGTGAACCCAATCAAATGATGCTGATCCAGTTGCGCTTATCTGTATAGACCCTGAAGATGAACTAATCGTAATATTGTCGCCACTAGTCAGAGTTGCACCTACAGGATTAATAGTGTTCGTACCAATAACCAATTGTCCTGCGCCAAGAATAATCCCGTTTACACCACCATCTCCATCACCTATTAATACACCTTCAGCATTACTGCCTGTAGTTGATGTGAGTAGCGATTTCCATGTGCCATTGACATTAACTTTAGGCAAATTGCCATTGGTATCGTAAGCAAATGTCCCGCTTGGTGATTTAGTGAGCAATGCAAACTGTCCACTTGGATATTGGGTCGTAGAAGCTGAGCTTAATGACGGTGTTGTAACACCTTCATTTGAAAAATTTGATTGTAATTGGTTAATCAACGTCTCGAAGAACTGACGCCAGGTATCATTTATTTCACCGCCTTCTTTAGTCAGTTTTTCGACAGGCAGGTTAGGGATGTTCATTTGTAGATACTCATGGTGCCATTACCTACAACGAAACGCCCATTTGACCAGAACCTAAACTGAGTGGTCATCTCGTTTGCTCTGCCTAGTCCACGATAAATAAACTTATTCCGGTAATTACCAATAGAATTAAGCTCCATGCCAACACTATTGCCAAAAAATTGCCCACCATTGCTCGATATACTTAAATCAATACGCGAAACGCCACTATTCACCCCTTGTTCCACGGGGAACGTTACAGAATTTGTCACAAATGGTGACCCATCCGGTAACCTAAATGTTGCAGGTATCCTAATACGGGGAATCTGCCATATTACTTCAATGCCGTCGTCATTTTCGCCGTAGTTGAAATTGCTAAAGTCACTGCTTAGTTCGTAAATGTTCCCATCTACACCCAAGAAATAATAACTACCATTAAAAAATACACACTTTCTAGCAATGTGTGCTTGGCCAGATTCATTGGTAAGGTTAAAGAACTTCTGTGTATTAAAGTCGTAAGTAAGACTGAAGTTATCTGACGGGTCTGCAAAGGTGATTTGGTATAACAAATGACCATCTTGCTTGAATAAGAATCCATACGAGTTCGCAGGATTATTCAATTCAGCAAACTTAAAGTTGATACCATCCGTACTGATCTGCTGGATATCACCACCAGTCGTGTACATGATTGCAGGACCTGAACGCTCATTACCACCCAGCCAAATAACAATGTTTTCATTAGCTGCAATTGTTGCAGGGCTAATACAACCATAGTCAATGTTGTATGACGTGTTCTTTTGGTATGGAAATAATTGCGCACCAACGTCCGTCCAAAGTTCGCAAACGTTATGACCCATAATCAATAAAACATTTCCACGTCCGGGGAAACGGATAACTGCAATAGGGCTATCAGGCTTAGTCTGGAATGAACCTACATACTGCGAAGAGTTTGGGAAGTTAAGACTACCTGTCGATGCTGAGACAGGGTCAGATAGTCTCCACTGCGAATTCAAAGCGTCCGTTGCTATGAACCTTCCATCTTGAAAACATACATAACTTGGAACGAATCCATTTAATATAGCATTCGTAAATTTACTTTTGTCCCAGTTATAACAATAAATATTTAAGCCATCACATATAGCGATGTTTTTCTGGATATCTTCATCAATCGAAACATTACCAGCAAATGTCGCTATGTTGTTTACACGTGTGTAGTCCAAATTGCTATCAATTGTATACACCGTGCTATCGATCACCGCAATCATTTTGCCTAACTTTTGACTAACAAACAATCCTCGTCCAAGACCACCTATCTCAGTGCGTAATTGATACCCAGCATAGGGTACTAAGAAATCATCTGAAATGATCATGTTCTGTGTATATTCACTCGATATCTTTGGGTATCGACCAAAGACGCTAGAGCCAACCATATTAAGTGGAACATCTTGGCTACTATTCATGATGGAGACCATCCCTTCCCAAGAGAAACCTGAGCCCACGACATCGTAGGTCCGCTGCTTAATGAGGAAGTTTTAGTAGCTGTAAGATCAGGAGGAGAAATATCCTGAATCATTTCTTCAAGTTCTTTAAGCCTCATACGTGATTCTGCAGGGAAACTCACTGTGTTTTCTTGAGCAATATATTCAGCTAATGCATAGCGCAAATACTCAATATAAAAAGGATCCATCGTTAACGACAAATCTTGATTCATCGTCACTGCCGGTAATGAAAACCTTCCCCAAATTATGCATGGGTAAGTGTTATCAGGAACAAAGTATAGATATACGTTAGACCCGCCAAAACAACGTTCAGCGTGCCAATTAAAAGGTAAAGATGTGATGTTATCAACCCGACCCGAACCAAAGTAGATCTTACGTGGCGTAGGTTGTGAGCTGTAACGTACTGGACCAATGTTAAATGTCAGTGTCTCAGGTGCTACCAAATTAGGTACAAAATAGGATTCTTGACCAATGACAGCATTGAATGAATACTTCGTGTAATAAGGAATTAACTTCTGATTAGCCGTCTTAAATGCGAGTAACGCATTAAGCATGTCTAATCCGTCACTACCTTGAGCGCCTGATACAGATTGCAAATCGCGGGCTACAACACCAGACAGATAATAAGAATTTGTAATTAGCTTTGATGCTGGATATGACATGTGTAGCACTCCTTTGCTGTTATGCGTGGACCGACTCCT